ATCTGGTGGGCAATAGAGGATTCGAACCTCTCACCTCTTCAACGTCAATGGAATACTCTGTAAAAGTTACTAACTACATATATAATAACATATTTAAGTCATAACTGAATCATAAATATGTTGTAATTTTGTATTCGTATAGTGTGTATAAATACGCGTCGTATCTAAGCTCTGATGGCCCAGTAAATCCGAAATATAGCATAATTCAATACCTTTATCTAAAAGCATTGTAGCAAACGAATGGCGAATGGTGTGGGGAGTCACATTAATAAAGTCTGAATTATCGCAAATAGATTCAAATATACGACGAACACCGCCAGTAGTAAGACGAGATCGAGCGCCTTGATGAGAAATAAAAAGGGCAGAGTTGTCGTCAGTGCGACAAGCTAAATAATTATTTATAGCGTCTTCAGTAGCTTCATCAATAAAAACGACACGAGGATTCTTACTCTTTCCAATAACCGTAAATTTACGATGACGAATACTGTTGCGATTCAAGGATACTAATTCAGAAACACGAATACCCGATGCGGCCAACAAACGCAATATTGCAATGTTGCGCAATCGATTCATAGATCCATATCCTCTACATTGACGAGAGGCAACAGAAATAAAATCCTCAATCTCCTCTGGTAATAAGTATTGAATAACATACTTCTCACGCTTAGGAACAACTAACTCTTCATAATCCATAACATTGAATCCTCTCCTTGCAGTCATCTTTAAAACCATACGAATGCAAGAGATAGCATTACGAACGGTATTAGATCTCCATCGAGATGAAACAAAGTTGTGCCAATCTCTAAAATCCGAAAAAGATAAACTTTCAATGTCTACATCTCCAAAAAATGAAATCAAGGACTTACTGATATTTAAATAGCTAGATTCAGTATTAATAGACTTACCAGCCCTTAATACATAATCGCAAATATAAAGCTTAAAGGCTTCAGATATCTTCATAAAAAAACACTTTCTACCCTCCAATTTATGTTATATAATGCACCTATAGATAAAACTAAATAAAAAAGGAAAAAAATGGATCTAACACAATTACCGCTAGAAACTATAATAGTAATATTTATCGTATTCTTATGTATGATAATTATGATGATAGCTTCATTCTGTACAGTAGGAATTTACAATAAAACTATAGAGATAAAGAAAATTATAGAAGACTATCTAAAAACAAAAAATTAAGGCGGAAGAGGGCGGGTCTGTTTGAATATTGTAGGTAATGATGCTTGACGAAGTCTGACGCTAACAGGAATAACAGATGACGAAGTAGATACATCTCTATCGATCAATAGATCATAAATAGAATCAATAGCTGAATCACGTTTAAACTGATAAACAGATATATCATACTTATCAGAAGAAAAAACTAAATTATCATCAAAAATATACGAATCCAACCCTAATTCAGATAATGATTCATAACGCTTTACGGGCTTGTATAGATTCTTAGAGGCCCAGTAGCGACGTTTATTGAATCGATTGATCATATCCTTAGTAATATATTTAGTAAGATACGCTGCCGCCTTAGTTTGATCATCGTCAAGCTTCTGAGCGTTAGTAAAGCCAGCAGTGAAACCTGTAAGATTATAAACACGTTTACCATTTTGAAAAACATTAGTAGACTTTAATTCGGCATTATAATCACGAATCAAAGCGTGAAAATGGATAGCACCGTCTTTATGAAATTCGGGAACAATCACGTATGCAAAATTAGGAGAGTGCTTCTTCTGACGATTGAGCCAGTACTTCATAATATTAGACGTAGATTCTATAGAGTACCTATCGACCTTCTTAGGATTGAAAGTAAAAGTAACAAAATATGAAAAATTATTAGATAAAGCATAATCGAAAATAGTAGTACGAGTACGACGAAGTGACTCTTCAATAGCTTTATCTGATGGCTTCTCCGAATTTCTGTTAGGCTTATGACCAAATCTGGGTCGTGGAATAACTAAGGGATTGTTAAAAATAGTGACTTTATACATATTATTAGGGTATTCCTTTGTAATGTGTTCAATTACAGTTAAAGATTGATTCATTAAACATACCCCCAATATGTTATTTTTTACGTGTTGTTTACCTCTATAAACGCTTGTTAAGTGTTGGGTTATCAAGTAGCCCTACGGGCGGGAACCTATAGACACCGCCCGGACGCGAAAAGCGTAACTTTTCGCGCCGATCAGAAAGTCGCTTCTACCTGGAAAACACCCCCTTTCTCCCTCTAAGGGGAACGGCAAGTTTCTTTATCGTGACAGTAGGTTGTGAGGCGAGGTAAACGCCGTCAGCCTGAGAGCCAGTAAAGACAACCTGGTTGGTATCGTATGAATCGCGCAACGCTTGCGACTGGAAGAAGAATCCCATTTTGAGAGGACGCGATCCGTCAACACGCTTGCCATTATTATCAAACTCCAGCTTCTTAGCGATAAAAGCCCAGTAAACAGTAAAAATAGGACCAGCAGATAAACCGAATGGAAGAGCAAAAGATTTACATTTGAAGGCAATATCCGACCGACGACGCACGGCCTTTACCAATTGATCGTAATCCTGAGAGGTAACGAGGTGGATCCGTTTCTGTTTACGATTCTGAGCTGCTTGATGTATGACCCAGGGTGGAACATTACGAGAATCCTGATTAGAAAAATAATTTTGATATTCATCAGTAATAACTATCACACCATACTTGCCATTACGAACACACTGATTAACAAGAGCATATTCTTCTAAAGAAGAATAATAAATATAACTAGAAACAGTATCGATCTCATTAGAGAGGATAGACTTTAATTTATCTAAGGATCCGTCGAATCTGAGAGCGGTACGATCTTTTAATATAATATTAGAAACAACAATAGCTTTCGGATATCGTTTTACAATCTTCTTGTAAAAATGAATTAGAGTTATGGTCTTACCATCACCTTGCTCACCAAAGAAGGTCTGAATACCTGAAGGTTGAAAATAGTCTGGATCCTTGCGATTACGTCTATTTTCTCTAATAGCTTCTTTATCAAAATTAAAAGACTTAGAAACGAATGGTAAAATGTTAGGCATTAATGACCCCTCACTTTGTTATAAAACCAAAGAACAGGACGTATTGCTATAAAGACAGTAATACTAGTGACGATCATAACGAGCATTGTAGCGAAGAATGTATCACCTATATAACTCCTAAGAACAACGATCGGAAAGGCAAAATAAGGAACAACATTATTAATGGCATTAAGAAAAACTAATGGAGCCGCAGGAATTAAGATAAGAGAGAGAATAAATTTAATGATAACGACGATAAACGACAAAATAAACATTACTATCATATACTAATCCTTTCTCCTTTCTTCCCAGTCACCATGATCACCAGTACGCTCGTCAAGCCAGCGAACGGATTGAGTTTCATGTTCCTCTTCTTCATAATCCTCTACATAGATTCCAAAGAACCTGTTGGCCAATCGATAACAAGTCCACAAAAAGCCAATAGCTATACCACCCTGAAGAAATATCTGCATAAATGACCAAACGGCCGGCAATTGATATCGCCATCTACACATCTCGAGGTTAGCAGTAGAGCCAAAAATAGTAAGCGAAACAGCACAAGTACTATTATTAGAATTCATAGCTTCAACTGTAGTAAAAACACCTTTTATGAAAGTAAAAGGTAAAGCCAAAAAACCCAATCGATCAATAATAGTATTCAATAAATCATTCCATAGCGATTGAAGATCTTCAATTTTTGGAAAAATTATACTAAAAATAAAATCTGTAAAAAACCAAACAAAGGAATTACGTATAGCACAAGCGATACTACCAAACGAAGGTATTTTCAGGCCATTAAAATTATAATCATACTGAGAACAGTCTTCATATTTCGGCTTCTCTCGCTTCTCCTCACAAAAACCCTCAAGACAGACAGAATCGACAGTAGAGCCAGAATGCTTCCGACCGTCAACATTAATATACATATAACGTTCTCTATATTTTATGTATTCAGTATCATCAGGAAGAGCATTTATACAATAATCAGGAGTAACAGAGCCTTCACCATAAGAATAACAAGCCTTAGCGGAATAGCTTGCAACTACAACATATTCATCATAACTAGGTAAATCGACAGAAAAAGAATCGCCAGCATTAATAACTCTTTGATCAACAACATCACCACCGCGACGTTTTTGAATAGTAAAAAGTAACTGATAAGTATTATCCATCAAACGCCAACCACCCTTAGTATAATAAGAAAAAGCATCAAGAGTTATTCGATCACGATCCTTTAAATGTTTTATTGAGATTTTCTTATCAATAACATCATATTCAAAATCAGGTAAAATCTCATCTTGAAGAGACTTAGGAATCTTAATATTACGATCCTTAAGAATAGAGCTTAGTTCATAATCAGGAGTAGACAAGAAAGTTTCAATAAAACCTGGTGGGTTTGAATAAGAAGTAGAAAGGACCAAAGGAGTATCATCTTGTACCAAAGAAGAAGAACAAGTAACCTTAAAAGAATTAGAAGAAGACATAATCAAGTTAATGAGTTTAAAACCAGACTCAGAAAAATGATATCCGTAATATTCATCATAACGAAGAATCTGTTTCGGAGCTTTGGATTCAGTCCAATAAAGACGAACATAACGCTCATCATGGCCATTACCACCATAATAATTATTAAGAACAATCCAATCACCATTACCGTAAACAGCTTTCTTATATGACTTTTCAGCATCAGCTCGAGAAATAAATTGACCACAAGAAGAAGTCCACTCGACATCTCTTCTAGTGAAGAAATATGAATAAAAAAGAGTACTTACATCAACAGAAGACTTGTCGTACTGCAATAATAGTTTCTTAGTAATACGAAAATCGGGAATCTGAGGAGTAGAACCCTGAGCAAAAACTGAATTAAAGGGAGATAAAACAGAATAGCCCAAAATTAAAAGAGAAGACAAAGCATAAAAAACTCTCTTATTTATTTTCATCTTCAAGATTCTTTCTTAAATAAGTCTGATATTCTTTTTCTTCATCGATCGAAAAAACAACTATAAACAATAAAAAAATGGAGAATAAAGCGAATAACATCATCATTTTTTATTATTCCTATTCTTAAAAACATCAGTGTAAAGAAAATAAACGCAGAAACCCAACGCAAAAAGAGTAATAGCGTTATAAATTAGACTGACAATATCACTAGAACTCATTTATCTAACACCTACATAATAATTAATTCTTCTCATCAAAAACCAACAAATAGCAGCAAAAAGCACAGTAACAAACAAATTAGCGTAGATAGAACAAAAACAAAAGCCTAAAGCAAAAAGAACAATAAGATTACAGATCAGAACAACAATATCACTAGAGTGCATTACTTATCACCTCCAGAATAGCTAATTCGTCGTATAAGGTACCAACAAATAAAAGCAGAAAACAGAATGACAAAAAACTTTACAAGAAACTTATCCAAAATTGTTTGTAACTCCATTGATGACATAAGGAACTCCTATCTAGAATTAGTAACTGAATAAAGAGATTTAAAAACAATATCCAAGACTATCTTCACTCCAGCACCAACAGCGACGATCGCCAAAAGAGAAGAGAAATTAGCAGATAAAGTCTGAGTTATTAATTGTACAATCTCTATAGTCTTCATAATTTAATTTAAGCAAGGTGCGGGACGCGCGTGTGGTGGGAGTCGTGCATCCCGCGAACTACTAGAAACGACCTTTAAGGCCACGATTGCCGAAACTGCGGAACAATTTCAGACCAACACCAAAGCCGATCAAAATTGCAAGAGCAGGCCAGTTTTGAGTAAAGTACCCGATAACTGTCGTAATGATGCTAGTAGCGTCAGCTGCTTCAATAAGCTTCATAACTTGCTTTAATCCTTTCTTGTAGCTTTTAATTGTTCAATATAACACTTGAGTACCAGCCCGCTACAATGGCACTCTGGCTGCTTTTATCTTGACATTTAACTTACTTTTAAGCGCAAGCACCAAAAACTAAAATATATAAGCCCTACAATTAAAGCAGAGACTCCTTAGCGACTGATGACTCTATAAGAGACAATTGTTCAGAAGAGAGAAATACCGATTGTTTATAAATCTTCTCATTAGGCATAATCCATTCAATAGTCAATACGCTATATGGTCTATTATCTTTTTTTGAAATACGCTCCTCTACATATGCACGAGAAATGTGAGATATGATGTTATCTGAGTTTGTAGCTGTCATTTTCTATACTCCTTTACGACATTAAAAAAACTCTTCATCAGTAACTGATAAAGAGTTATACAATCGTCGTATCTGGTGGGCAATAGAGGATTCGAACCTCTCACCTCTTCAACGTCAATG